ACAAGGCGTCAAGGGTGAAACCGGAACGGGCGGTTCTCCTAGTACAGTTGCAGGACCAGTTGGGGTTAAAGGTGCAGCAGGACCAGCAGGGCCTCAAGGAGATACAGGTAATGTAGGAGTAAAAGGTGCTGCTAGCACAACTGCAGGACCAAAAGGGCCCGCAGGACCACAAGGGGATACAGGACCAGCAGGACCAAAAGGCCAAAAGGGGGAAATAGGAATTAAAGGGGCAGCAGGCCCACAAGGGGGTACAGGAGCTAAAGGACCTCAAGGAGTTAAAGGTGGAACAGGATTAGAAGGACCTGGAGGAGTTAAAGGGGCAGCAGGCCCACAAGGGGATACAGGAGCTAAAGGGCCTCAAGGAGATAAAGGTCAAAAAGGAGAAATAGGAATTAAAGGGGCAGCAGGCCCACAAGGTGGAGCAGGGGGTAAAGGTCAAAAAGGGGAAATTGGAGTTAAAGGTGGAACAGGATTAGAAGGACCTGCAGGAGTTAAAGGACAGGCAGGACCTCAAGGCACCGATGGCGGTATAGGGGCTAAAGGGCCAACAGGGGCCAAAGGACAAAAGGGAGAAGTAGGAACTAAAGGCCCAGCAGGACCTCAAGGAGATACAGGACCGGCCAGTACAGTTGCTGGACCAGCTGGACCCGCAGGACAAAAAGGCCAAAAAGGAGCAGGAGGACCAGCGGGGGGCGGAGGATCTAAAGGACAAAAAGGTCAAAAGGGTCAAGGCGGATTAAACGGTGATGATGGACCAGCAGGACCTAAAGGCCCAGCAGGACCTCAAGGAGATTCAGGTCAAAAAGGTGCTACAGGCGGAGCGGGTGGTAAAGGTCAAAAAGGTGAAACAGGTGGAGCAGGAGGTAAAGGTCAAAAAGGGGCAACCGGAGCAGGAACTAAAGGACAGAAGGGTCAAAAAGGTGTAGCAGGAATTGAAGGACCTGGAGGAGCTAAAGGACCCGCAGGACCACAAGGGTCAACAGGCCCTGCTAGCACGGCTGCAGGACCAAAAGGGCCAGCAGGTCAAAAAGGTGCTACAGGATCAGGATCACAGGGCTCTAAAGGAAATACAGGGTCTAAGGGTCAGAAAGGTCAAAAGGGGGAAGAAGGAGATGATTGCTTTGAATTTAGTTCACCCGTAATTATGGCAGATGGAAGCACTAAAGCTTATGGCGCACTTGTATCAGGTGATGAAGTTAAATCAGTTAGCTTTGCTGAACTAACCAGTTCGGATTTACCTTCTGTATTTTTAAATGAAAGTTCAAATACACTAACTCCTACTGCTACAACTTCTATTGTTAAAAGAATTAGACACAGATCTGATAATCATTATTTTAATATTAATAATGGAATTAAGGTAACAGCTGAACACCCACTCTTAATTAAAAGGGATGGTACATGGTCTTGGAAAAGAGTTTGGGCTCTACAAACGGGAGATATGATGTATGGATCTGATAATTCTGAAGTAGAAATTACTAGTCTTACTTATGTTTCAAATGATTGGATAGATATTGTAAGTATGAATGTTGAGGATGAAGATTGTTATTTTGTCCACGGAATTTTAGCTCATAATAAATTTTAATAATGGATAAACCTAAAACAGCTAGAAGTTATCGTAGCAATATAATAGACGATAATGCGGTTATCTCAATTAATCTTAAATGGTTAGGACAGATAATACTATTATGTGGAGGTATTGTTTATGGATATTATAGGATGGAAACTAGGATTAAAACTTTAGAGACTGAGGTTGCTGAAGCAGATGCAACTATTAAAGAATTAGTGAATAAACATATTGCAGTTGAAAATCAAAAGATGGCTGCACTAGAAGAACAGATTAGTTGGTATGAGAAGGAATTAAATCTCAACCCACTAAGTTGGAAAAAAAGGAAGAAGAAATAATGGCGAACAGAAATGCTAAAGATAGAAAACAAAAAAAGGCTAAATTAAATGCAAAGTGGGCCAAGGAAGGTCGCACTGCTTTACAGCATAAGAAATGGAAAGCAAAAAATAAAGATAATAAAAATAAGTTTGGAAGATAGACTATGGCTAGAAAAAAGAAAAAGCCCGTTTTAAAAAAGGGCGGTAAACTAGAAAAACGTTATCTATCGGGTTTATCAAAAAAGGCTAAGGCTAAAAAGAAGAAAGAAATCGCTAGAGGTCGAAAGACAAAATCTACCGATGCTTCAGCCTATGGTTATTTTTCTACCGATATAGATCCTAAGACTAAAAAGCCTCGTAAGACTAAAACAAGTAAGTTTACAAAAAAATATAAAAAGATGTTTGGAACTACCAAAAAGAAAAGGAAGAAAAAATAATGGCTACTAAAAAGAAAAAAGGTGGACATAGTTCATCATTAGCAGCTGTTGCTAAAAAGACCGGTATACCAAAAGGTATTTTAACCAAGGTATACAAAAGGGGTCAAGCCGCTTATAGAACAGGTCATAGGCCTGGAGCTTCACAAGCTGCATGGGCAATGGCTAGAGTTCATAGTTTTGCAACTAAGTCACCTACCACTTGGGGCAAAGCTGATAAGGATTTAGCAAAAAAAGCTAGAGCTACTATGGCTAAAAGGAAGAAGAAATAATGGCTGTAGGATCCAGTCAATTCCCAAAGCGTAGGAAATATAAGACTACGTCAACAAAGCCGGTAAAAAAGAAAAAGGCTACACGACGTAAAAAGAAAAAATGAAGGAGCTACCTTGGATAAAGCAAAACAACTTAAGAATACCGTCAAAAAAGCGGGTCAGTTGGCTAAATCTACTAAACCTACTGTAGACAAAGTCTCCGCTTATGAAGTATACTTATTAGACGATAAAAATAAACGTACCAAAAGAATTTGTGGGACTCAAAGGAACGATATGCCTGAAGGCTATGTTTGTTTGAAACCTGCGGGAGATGGTACTGACCACCCTGGTTATGGCCAATGTACTTACCATGACCGCCAAATAACAAACCCTAATAATACAGGCTTATGGGAAAACTTAAATAGGCAAGCAGGATTACCCGCTAACCTACTAGAGTATTTCCAAAATGCCCAATTAGTTGAAGAGAAACATTTAACTTCTGTAGATGAAGATATTAGAGGTATGTATGCATTGCAATCTTATGTAATGCAACGTAGGCGCGATGTAGATAACCCCGAAGAGGGCTATATTACTAATCAAGATATCGAATTAGTATTAAAGCTAACCGATAAGATTATTAAAGCTAAAGAATTGAGACCTAAATTGAAGAAAGAAGTTAGTCTTGACACTACAACAGTTAAAGCTTTTGTTGACCAGATCTTTAAGATCATTATGCAAAATGCTGCTAAGAATGTAGGTAAGAGAATATTAACCGAAATCCTAGATGAAGTTATTGTACCCTTTAAAACTCAGGGTAGAATTGTGGGTAATGATTTTGATTATAGTAAACAGGCAGAGGCACTGGAAGCAGAGGTAAAAGAAGATGAATGATGATACTAAAGATCCTCTAATTAATGAGGCGGAAAGATGGATAAGTGATTATGATAATCAAGAAGGTGGGGCTTTATACGACTGGAATGATGAAACAATAAAGCAATTTAAAGATACACCTATTGAAACACTTTTAAATGACCCTTATTTTCTAAACTTAGAAGGTAGGTTATTCGATTCAGTTTATAATGATATTGTAGACTTATGGAATGATAGGCAGAATAGAGAAGTAAATCTAGCAATATTCCTTGAGGCAATTGGAGCCGGTAAGTCTTTTAAATCATCAATTATTCTATGGCTTTTATGGTTTGAAATGTGTATGCATAAAAACCCACAAGAAGCCTATGGGTTAGCCGATAATAGTGTTATTTGTATTATGCTATTATCTAGATCTGAAGTACAATCCCGAAGAGTTGTATTTACTTATTGTTGGGAGCGCTTCCAGTCCGGATTTAATAAGGACTACTTTCCCGCTAACCCTCGATTTAGTAGAGAGATAAGAATAGAAAGAAATAATACTTGTATTTATGCTGGTACTTCTTCTGCATTATCTGCTTTGGGTTATAACGTATATTCTGCAGTTATTGACGAGGCTAATTTCCTTGAAGTAACCGAGGATTCTAAAAAATCAAATGATGAGATGTATGATGCGGGTGAAGAAATGTATAATGCGGTTATGAATCGTATGACTTCTCGTTTTATGAGACAGGGTAAGATACCTGGAGTAATTGTTTTAATTAGCTCTCCAAGATATCCAGACTCATTCCTAGAACGTAAAATAAAAGAAGGTAAATCAGTGGGTATAGAAAAATTAAATATGTTTATAAGAAGCCGGAGTTTATGGGAAGCTAAAGGTAAGAAGTATTTTGATTTAGATAATTATTTTGTTATTGATACCGATAGTCTAGAAATAATAAAAGAGGTCGGGAAACTCAAAGAGTTATGAGTTTTGATAAAACTAAGTTTGTTTCTCCAATACTTATGGGCGGACTTGGTAATAACCTATTTCAAATAGCTACAGCTTTAAAGTATTGTGATGATAATAACTATCCAGTAATTTTTGGATACTGGAGCAGTTATAACTCTTGTAAAGCCTTACCCAATAATCACCCCTCTAATGCAGCGGGTAAACCCAATCCTTATTTCCAACCGTGGGGTGGATGGCCTGGAACTGATTATCCCGATTTCTATTGGCATAATTTCTTTCCACAGCTGCCTTTTTTTCATAACCCCGATAACACCAAGGGTAGTGAATTTAACACTCTTGAAGAGGACGATAAGTACGCTTATAGGGCTGATACAGGTCAAGGTGGGGAATACGTACCACTGGATACAAAACCTGGCCAGCAATTTATGGGATATTTCTTCAATAAAGAGTATTGGCACCCAAGTAGGGATCTTATTTTAAAATATCTTTCATTTAGGTCTAAGTATTATGAAGATTCAGTAAGCTATCTGCTACACGTCCATAAAAGTATGAGTACTGTTTCTTTGAATTTTAGATTACCTGAATTAGAATACGCGGGGGATAAAGAATTAATTAATGGATTAGAAGAAGACTTAGAAAGTATAGAATGGATTGAAAGAGCTATAAATTATTTCCCTGATACTAGTTTATTTGTAGTAACTAGTAATAAGCCCCAAGAAGCAAAAAGGCTATTAAGAGAAAGGTTCCCAGATAAACATTTCTATTTTATTGTAGGCAGCCCTGCTTTTCAAATGGTTAGTTCTGTTGCCTGTTCTCATCATATACTAACTAGTTCTACTTTTTCTTTTTGGTGTTGTTACTTAGACCCTAAGCAACCAATGGGTAATACTATATATTCACCTAACTTTACTAATAGACATTCCAGCAATATGATTCCTTATGGATCTTGGGAATGTATTGAATGATAGTACTAGATCTGGAGACTACTGGATTTAGCCATAAAAAAGATTCAATTATTGAAGTATCGGCAATTAAATTATCTAGGATGAAAATTGTAGATGAGTTTAATACCTTAATTAATCCCTTAAAACCAATCCCAAGTAAGATAAGTACGCTTACCCGTTTAACCGATGAAGACTTAGCAGATCAACCCACCTTTGATGAAATAGCTTCAGATTTATTCGAATTTATACGGGGAAATCGTATTATTGGCTATAATATTTCGTTTGATAAGCGTTTTTTATGCGCAAATGATAGAAGATTCTCTTGTTTAAGATACCAGGATTACTTAAAATATGTTAAGAAGAAAAGACCTAATTTAAGATCTTATAGCCTTGTTGCAGTTGCAAGACACTTTGGATATAGGAAGGATTCAGTTCACAGAGCAAGAACTGATAACGAGTTATTAATTAAAGTAATGAGAGTTATAGGATGTTAAAGTTTCAATATTTAAAAGAGGAAAATATTATGGCTACATTTGAAAGTTGCATAGATAAAGTCTTAGAACATGAAGGTGGATATGTAAATGATCCGACCGACATGGGAGGAGAGACTAATTTCGGTATAAGCAAAAAGGCTTATCCTGATGTAGATATTAAAGAGCTAACTAGAGACGATGCTAAAGCTATTTATAAAAAAGATTATTGGAAAAGATATAAGATCGAGAAAATGCCCGAAGAATTGCGCTATATTTATTTTGATATGGTTTTGAATATGGGATACGGTAATGCGGCTAAAGTAATGCAAAGGACTGCTAATGCTAAGAATTCAGCTTCGGAGAGAATCCAAGTTGATGGTAAAGTTGGACCAGCAACCCGCAAAGCGTTAAAGAACGTGGAATTAGAAAGAGTAAGATCTGAAAGGGTTTTATACTACGCTAGATTAGTTACAAAAAAGCCAGAACAACATAGATTTTGGTTTGGATGGTTTAGGAGATCATTAGAGGTTTAATATGGATATGTTCCTTTTCTGGATTGAAACCGTATTAGAAGAAAGGCATTTCCCCTTTATTGAATTTTTTGTGCTTGGTAACTTGATTATGCAACTCTTGATATTAAAACATTTATATCAATTAAAGGACCAACTAAAAGGAAAGTGATGGCTACTGAAGAAAGTAAAGAATTGTATTTCTATGACCCTAATGAATTATCCTTACGGCTAGATCAATCAATAGAAGTCTTAAAAGAATTTAGAGAATCTTTACCCCGAGAGTTAGGGGAAGGTGGTAAAGTAACCCGATCAGAAGTAGGGTACCTCCAAGCAATATTAAACATAATCGATTATATTGAAGTACCGAGTTATATAAACGATGAAGCATCGGCAGAAGCATGAAGTGGTCTAAAGAAGCAATTACTTTTTACTTAGGATATATAGGGATAATGATGCTAATAGCCTTAGCTCTAGTTTTATTATCCGGTTGTGAAGATGAAAACAATTATTATAACGTTTTCGGAATTGAAATTAACGAAGAACTTAACATGGAACAAGATAGCTTGTTTTTATTCAATGGCGCAAATCAAGATACCTCTAGAACTTAAAGCTAATTACTTAAGAGACCCGGAAAACTTTTTAAGGGATATTGCTTGTGTGCCTACTGAATCAACTAGGCCTTTTATAAAGAATAAAAAGAAGATTGAGATAGTTCACAATAATGCACATAATAATCCTTTTATTGAAGAGAAGAGGGGATTCAAAGAGGGCTGGGGACCTAGTGATGGTACTTTACTATTCCCTCGTTATATGCATATTGACTTGGGATTAAGAAAAGATGCTGTAGGAATTTCAATGTGTCATGCTTCCCATTTTGTTGATAGGCAGAAGGTTGAGATTGAAGCTTTTGGAAATAAGATGAAAAACATTAGACTACCCTTTATTAACTTTGATTTTGTGGGTAGAGTTCAAGCAGCAAAAGGCGAAGAAATACTTTTAAGTGAAGTAAGAGAAATTATTTATACAATCCAACGCTTAGGATTCTATTTAGGTTTAATTACCTTTGATGGATTCCAATCAGTAGATTCAATTCAAATATTAAGGAATCAAGGTTTTAAAGTAGGTAGGCTATCTATTGATAGGACTTCTACTAAATTAGTTTTAGATAAAAGATCTAAGACAGGAGATGGGTTAAAAAGATTAAGTACTGAAGGCCAAACAATGGCAGCTATGCAAGGCTTAAAAGATGCTTTGTATGATGATCGTTTAGCTATTCCCTTTCATGAATACTGGAGGAAAGAGGCAATCGGTGCTGAAATAGATTATAAGAAGAACAAGGTTGACCACAAACCTAGAGGCACTATTGATATGCTCCAAAGCATGGCAGGAAGTGTTTACAACCTAATTAATAATGAGAAAGAATATACCTCTGAAGAGGCAAATATAAACCAAGGTACCAGCGATGATTTCGGTGATGAACTTAGTTTTGATGACTCTTATATGTATAATTGATAAGAGGAAAATACCAATGAGTAAGTTAAAAGAGTTTTGGGATAACATAAGGCCTTACAGCCGTAAAGAATTGGATGCTCAAACAGCAAAAGCTGCTGAAGATGGAATCCAAGAAGAAAAAGCTTGGAGGCTAAAAAATACAGATACTACAAAGCCTTTTCAGGATAGTTTTGTAGACGATCACCCACAGGATAACTTTTTCTTATATGAACATGAACAACCTCAAGTAAAGAAGGAAGCTAAATCTCAAAGATTGATTGAACGTTTCTTAGGGGGATATACTTTCTTTGGTAATTCTTATCCCAACATGAGATACAGTCAAACTACTTCTGAATTGCACCAAATGCAGGAAGCGGTTCTTTATAAATATTTTAATGATCCCCACTGTAGATCTATTATTGAAAACTGGACTCATTATACTATAGGAGGCGGTATAAAAATAGAGGTAGATAATAAGAAGGTTGAGAATGTTCTAAATCAATTTCGATATAATAACACGATGGTTAAAAGAGAAAAAGACTTTGTTAAGATGGCTTTTATCGAAGGTGAATTATTTATCGGTTATTATATTAATCCGATTTCAGGGGAAGTTAAAGTTAGACGTATAAGACCTCAAGAGATAATGGATGTTGAATCTCATCCACAAGATATTGAAACTAAATTGGCCTACCATTGGGATTATGACTATACTCCAACTGGTACTAAACAGGCTTATAAAAAAGATGTATGGGCTAGAGATATTGGATATGATGAATTAGCTAAGTCTGCATTTGGTCAAGCAAGGGGTTATGTATCTAAGAATAAGTTAGCTGATATGCCCGCTATCCAATTTATTAAGATGGGTATTGATACTGAAATAAGAGGTAGAGTTCCTTTACAACCCGTTATGAGACACTTAAAGTATTATGAAGATTGGTTAATGGATAGAATAAGATTAAACCATGAACGTTCCAAAGTTGTTTGGGTAAAAGAAATATCGGGAAGGATGCCCGAAACTACAGAAAGGAAACGTAGATCACCAGCTGGTGGGGTTATGCTTATTGAAACCGAGAATGTTAAATATAGAATTGAGAAACCTCAAATTAATTCAGATGATGCAAAAGAAGATGGATTAGGTATTTTATATACTATCGGGGCTGGAACAAATTTACCTATACATATATTAAATCAAAGGGCTGACCAAAACGTATATGCTTCTATTAGAAAAGCTGATACACCGTTCAGTCAATATATAAGGGGTAAACAAGAATTCTTTGGTGAGGCTTTTGAAACTATGTATAGAGAAGTCCTTAAACAAGCGGTTAAAGCAGGTAAACTACCTAAGACGGTTAGGGTACCTGAATATGCTCAAGAATCATTAATTAATGTCTTATCAGATATTAACCACATGGTAATTGAGGGTAAGGATACTGATTCTATAAAGGAAGCTGCACAAAAGATGATGGCAGGTAAGAAGGTACAAATGAAACCGGTTAACACAGTAGATATACCGATGAGTTTAGAATTCCCTGAAATCATTAAAGAAGACATGGAAGCTCAAGCTAAAGTTATGCAAATACATAAATCGCTTGGGATTGTCTCCTCCGCTACGCTCGCTAAAAGGGCTGGGTATAATTGGAGACATGAGATGCAAGCTATGATGTCTGAGGCACCAACGGATACACCACAACCAGAGAAACCAGAAGAGAGGGAAGACAATGGACAAGATTAAAGGATTTCACGTAGAACCCGAAGAAGCTCATGAAGCTTCTGAAGAGTTGGATGGAATAGTACAAGAGATGTTAATAACGCTTAGGTTAAAAGGCCAGAATCAATTATATTGTTTTGATGTTACTGAAGATAAAGTCTTGAGGAATCACATTCTAGCAAATATGGGTGATGAATATGATGACCAAGCACAACAAGAGGAGAACTAAAATGAATCAAGTTCTAAACTGTGACTGCACAAACTGTGAGTGTACTAATTGTGGATGGCAAAATCCAGAAGAATTAGTAGGTGAAGCAGCTAAAAAAGCTGGCGTACAACCTTGGGATAAGCAATGGTTTTGCAATCCTGAATGTAGTTGTTGCCCGCAATCTAATAAACCACTAGTTGAAGCAGCTAGAAAAAAGATGGCTAAAATCAAGGCCTAATCATGTCTAAGCTTTTAGACTTATTAGGTGGTGGAATAGTCAAAGACATTGGAAATGTTATTGATGACCTACACACGTCGGGGGAAGAAAAGGAAGCCGCCAAGTTAAAAATGCAAGAGTTAATCCAACGAGCAGAAAAAGATGCGCAAGCACAAGTTTCTGCCCGTTGGGAATCGGATATGAAATACGGTACAGTATTGTCAAAAAACATCCGACCTCTGACATTAATATTTTTAACTGTGGTCTTCGTGTTATTAAGTTTCTTTGACGGTAATCTGGGGAATTTTACCATTAACGATGCATACAAGCCTATCTACCAGACTTTGCTAATTACAGTCTATGGTGCTTACTTTGCTGGAAGATCCGTCGAGAAAATAAAACGATCAGCTTAACATATAGGAGTCTCAAATGGATTTTTTAGCAGTATATGGAGAGGCAGGTATGATAGGTGTTGTGGGAGCAATGTTTGTCTATCTTGTAATCCAGATGTCAAATAAAGCAGGAAAACAACAAGAAACCTTAGAAAGTCTTAAGGTTGAAAACAAGGGTCAATCAGAAACCTTAGAAAATATGGAGGGGATGATCATCAAACTTATTAATAGATGGAACTCTTCTGATGATAAACTTGATAGAAAGTTTGATGCTTTGACTAAAGAAATAAATGATATGGATAATCAACTATCAGAAATTAAAGGTAGTTTATCCAGAGTAAACGGAAAACATTAAGGATATGTGTTAATATATTTATATATTAATATGTTATAAAATAGGATAAAAAAATGGCAAAGAAAAAAGACCCAAGATTAGCCAGAGCCGGAGTCTCTGGTTTTAATAAACCTAAAAGAACTCCAAGTCATGCAAAGAAATCACACATTGTGGTTGCAAAGGTAGGCGATAAAGTTAAAACTATTCGATTTGGGCAACAAGGTGCTAGTACTGCGGGTAAACCTAAATCAGGTGAATCTAAAAGAATGAAGATGAAACGTAAATCGTTCAAGGCTCGTCACCGTAGAAACATCTCTAAAGGAAAAATGTCAGCGGCCTACTGGGCAGATAAGGTTAAATGGTAAATGGAATTAGGTAAAGATACTAAACTAACCTTTTCTATTGAGACTTTAGTTAGCTTGGGCGTAACCATATTTGTTTTAGTTGGGATGTGGTTTACTCTTCAAGCAGACATTGAAGAGGCTAAACTATTACCTGAACCAGAAGTAAGTAGAACTGAGTATGATCTAAAAGATCAAATGATTAGGGAAACAATCATGGATACTCAAGACGACGTTAAAGAAATTAAAGATGATGTTAAGAACATAGAAAACATTTTACTGAAAGGTATAAAGGATTAGATGAATGAAGAAGTTATTATCAGGCTCATGGTCATTGGCTCTATGCTTATGGTTTGCCTCAGCTTCCTTATCTGGGCAGTCAATTAATCTAGATACCTTTAAAAAGGTACAACTCATGACCCTTGAGGAATGTGCAGTTGTTCAAGTAAATGCTTCTTGGAACTTTGCTAATAGGGTTAAACTAGAAAAATTAAAAGATTGTTATACTGCTTATATAGACTTAGAGGATAAGGAAATAGGGGCTGTGATACAAAAGGAATGGCACGTTAAAGTTGTTCCCACTATTATTATCTTTAAAAAGGGAGTCGAAGTAAAAAGATTTGAACCAGGGCTTAGTATGAAATTTTCTGAGAAATATATACTAGAAGAAATTCAAAAGGCTATTAAGTGATAGCACAATTAATTAAATTATTAATATCATTGACTAAACATAAATAGGAGTAAACTATGCCAGCAGGTAAAGGAACATACGGTAAGAAAAAAGGAAGACCTTCAAAGAAAGCTAAAGCAGCCGGAAAAAAAGGTTTAAGCGCCGCTCAAAAAAAGCTTCCTAAGAAATTGCAACAAGCAATTCTTAAAAAGAAAAAAAAGAAATAGTAAATGCCCCGCAAAAAGAAATCACCAATGGCCCGTACAGGAAAGTCTAATGGTAGATGGAAAGGCGGGACAAGCAAGAGTTATTATAGAAAAAAGGCTGGTGCCAAAAAGGGGGACGGTAAAATCGTCCATCACAAAGATCACAATAAAAAGAATTCTAGTAAAAAGAATCTGAAGCTAGTGACACCAGCTCAACACAATAAACTTCATCCAGAAAAAGGAGGAGACCATAGCCACGGTAAAAGAAGAAAGAGGGGAAGGAAGAAGAAATAGGATTGTAGCATTATTAACCTCTGTTGAGTTTAATGATTATCTAGATTTCACCCTACCTCACAATCGTTATATCTTTGACGATATATATGTAATTACATCTACTGCTGATGGAAATACCCAACTAGCAGCTGAACACAATCAAGTCAAATGCATAGTAACCGATAAGTTTGGAGATACCTTTAACAAAGGGGCTGCCTTAAACGAAGGGTTAAAAGTATTACGCGACAGAGATGAAGAATGGATTTGTATTACAGATGCAGATATTTTTTGGCCACCCAAGTTTAAAGATTATATAACAAGCTTAGATCCTACTAAGCTTTATGGTTTTTATAGACGTATTTTATTAAAACAAGATTTAGGTATAAAAGGCGAGAATGAATATCATGAAATGCTTGCTGATATTGACCCCTTATATATAGGCGGAGATTATACGCAGTTTGCTACTATGGCTGATTGCGGTCAAATAATACCAAATGATGCTAGAGCCCGTTTACAAATAATGAACCCTTATTTTCAAATTGAACCCCCTGAAGTATTTAGTGCTATGGGCTGGAACTCAAATGTTGAAAGCACACTTGAGAATCCTTTACCATTAGGTTATGGTCAATTATTTAATTGTAAAGCTCAAGAAGATAAATGGTATCCCGAAGATTTCAATACTGCAGCAGGTTGTGATTCTTATTTTTCAAGTTTATGGCCTACTAAAGATAGAGAATTTATAGATAAGATAACAACGTTACATTTAGGGCCGAGGATGGTTCACTGGGACGGAAGGAAGATAATAGAATGAGTTTAGGATTGAAGAAGGAATGGGTAGATGGGATCCCACCAGTACCAGATTTAATAGTAGTGGATGATTTTTTAGAAGATCCGTATGCTGCAAGACAGGAAGCCCTAGAACAAGAGTATATACAACAAGGTTCTTATGGTGTTAGGTCTAAAAAACGATTTGATAGGTCTTACTTAAAAGATGCTTTTGAAAACTTGATTAATCGTAAGATAAGACTATGGTCACACGGTGTTAATTCTTGTTATCAATACTGTGAATCAGATACACCCCTGATTTGGCACAAAGATGACCAAGATTATGCGGGGGCAATCTATTTAACTCCGGATGCGCCTTTGCAAACTGGAACATCATTTTGGCGTTCAAAAGTTACAGGCGAGTTTGGACCAGAATGTGAAGACAATTCAAGGCTATTTAATTCAAATGAAAAAGAAAAGGAATGGTTTTGGGATAGAACAAAATTTGAAGAAGTAGATAGGATAGGTAATAAGTTTAATCGATTAGCTATTTGGAATGCTAAGACTATACATTCAGCTACATCTTATATGGGAAAGGGAGTTGAAGAGGCAAGACTATTTCAAGTATTTTTCTTTGAAGTAGATGGACATTCCCCTATTCGTACAATAAACAATAACGCTTCTTCCGATAAATCTTTTAAATTGAGGATATCATGAATATAACAGATTACACACCAGAACAAAGAGAAAAAATCAAAGCTAGAATCATGGAAGCTTTAGATAAGTCTTTTGAAGTAAACAAGTTTGGTAAAGGAACTCCACTATGGATGAGCCTTTTATTTATCTTAGAACGATTTAATAAAGGGAACTATTACGGAAGTTTAGAATTAAAGATACTAGGCACTTCTGCAAACGATATAAAAGAGAAAGAAAGAACTCATAAGTTATTGGAACAATATATTGAACCTTAAGCTAGGAATCCTAGTTTATCCTTGTTAGTCCTTCGAAATCATAATTATATTAATCACACATAGTTATAGTGTAACGAATACAATAACCAGGAAATTCGAGCATGAACGATATAAACATACACAATGGTGCTGATGAAAAGGGCTTAGAACTAGGCCACTTGAATCCAGATTCAGATAGAGTTAAAGAAACTCTTGAAGTAAGAGCCATAGAAAATAAAAAATCTGGCAAGAAAAGCTTAGCAGTTAAACTTATTGACAAGGGTTGGTCAAAGAATGGATATTATTATTCTGACCAAGTAGCTGAGTCTATTGCAGATCATATTCAAAAAAGACCTCAAATGTACA